AGAAAAACTATAAAAAATAGATAAATAAAATTTATACTATGGGTTTAAAGTTTTTAACTACTGAATTACACGAAGAATTAGATTTTTTAATTGAGCAAAAAAATTCTGCAGAGCCTCAAAAATATTGGATTAATGGTCCTTACATGCTTGCTAATCAACGCAACCAGAATGGAAGAATATACCAATTAGATGAAATGGTTTCAGAAGTTGAGCGATATACAAATTCAATGATTAAATCTCGTCGAGCAATTGGAGAAATGAATCATCCCCAGTCGACTGAAGTGAATCCAGTAAACGCTTGTCATTTAGTAACAGAACTTAAACAGAATGGAAATTATTTTGTAGGTAAGTCATTAATTCTAGATACCCCAATGGGTCAGCTAATGAAAAGTTTAATTAAAGACAATATTCAGATGGGTATTTCCACAAGAGGTCTTGGAAATTTAACTGAATCTACGGACGGAAAAAAGGTATCTAATTTTCACTTAATTTGTTTAGATGTTGTACACCAGCCTTCTGTACAAGATGCAATGCTGCAATCCGTACTAGAATCTAAAGAATGGTTGATTGGCACTGACGGAAGAATTATTGAGGTATCAAATCAAGCACTGTCAGGACTGAAAAATAATATTTCTGTATTACCAAAGCACGAAAAAGATGCTTTCCTAAGAGAACAATTATTGACTTTCATTAATGCTTTAAAATCCAACTAATATGAATGACCTAAAACACATAAAGCAGTTCATATCAACAATTGTTGATAAAAATTATAGTAAGTCAAACGAACATTTGCAAAAAATGATTGAAGTTAAATTAGCAAATAGAATTAAAGCTAGTTTGGAAAATAAAAATTAACCCCATTTTAGATAAATAAAAAACATAATATGAACGTAAAGGATATTCTCAACGAACAATTCAAGGAAATTATTTCCGAAGAAACTCTCAATACAATTGAAGAAGCTTTTGCTACAGCTGTAGAAGAAAAATCTAATCAAAGAGTTTCTTTGGAAACTGAAAGGGTTAAGCAACAGTTAGATGAACACTACACATCCAAACTGCAAGAGGCAATCGATACGATTGATGATGACCATACAGCAAAGCTCAAGAAATTAGTAGAAGCAATCGATACAGATCATGCCGTAAAACTACAAAAGCTTGTTAAAGGCATTGACGTTAAACACACAAATATGCTCAAGCAAATTGTAGAAAAGTATGAAACAGCTCTATCAAATGAAGCATCAAGTTTTCAAAACAGGCTTGTAGAAGAAATTTCAAACTATCTTGACTTGTATATTGATAAACATCTTCCAAAGAAACAAATTTCTGAAGCTGTAGAAAACATTAAAGCTAAGAAACAAATTGAAGATATTCGTCGTTTGGTTGGAATTTCAGAAGAATTTATTGATGGAGAAATTAAAGAAGCATTAGTTGACGGAAAACGCATTATTGATTCTCTTAAAAAAGAATTAAATGAGTCAATTAAACTGAATGCTGAACTAAACGCAAAGGCAAATAGAGCAGAAGCTCGCATTATGCTTGAACAAAAGACATCTGAAATGCCTTTAGTTAAAAAGCAATATGTAACAAAACTTTTAGGATCAAGATCCCCTCAATACATTGAGGAAAACTTTTCTTATGTAGTTGATATGTTTGAAAGAGAGCAATCTCAACATGTTGATGAAATTAAGGAATCTGTAAAGAAACAATTTACGAAAACTCCTCAAGTTGATCGTCAGATCATTGAGGAAAACGTACAAGAACTTACACAAAATGAGATTGAACGTACAGGATTGAGTAATCCCGTGTCCGGCTATCTGAACGAGATGAAAAATTTAAGCAGAAATGCATAAATAATAATATCTCACTATAAAAAGGAGACAAATAAAAACTATGGCTAACATGCATATTAATAAAGATTACGCTCAACAACTAGTTGAAAAATGGGGTCCTATTTTGGATTTCAAGTCCGACAAAGTGTCTGAGATTTCAAACGAAACAACCCGTATCAATACTGCTATTCTTTTGGAAAACCAAGAGAAGTGGTGCTTGAATGAAGCTGGAAACTCTGCTGCAACTGGTGGAGTTTTTGGAGCCCACCAACCAACCACCGGAGTCAATTCTGGAGATGGATACGCTACTGGCGACGCTCGCTTGCCTAAGGTATTAATTCCGATGATTCGTCGTACCTTCCCTGAACTCATTACAAATGAAATTGTTGGTGTTCAACCAATGACTGGACCAGTTGGTCTTGCGTTTGCAATGCGTTACAAATATGAAGATGCCCCCTTAGGGTATTCTGCAAACGGAGACGGAAGCAACGAGAACGAATCTACTGGAGAAGGTCCTGCTTTATCCACAGGTGAAGATGAAAATGGCGATCCTGCAGGCAAGGAACTTGGTTATAACTACCTGAATACAGCGTTTACAGGAGTTTCTAGCGCTGAACTTAGCGGAAATGCAGATTGGACTGGCTTAGGTGAAGATGCTGGCGTAGGAGCAATTCTTTCTCAATTTGAATTGAGTTCAAAGATTCCTCAAATGACTGTTGCATTCGAAAAGACTGCAGTAGAAGCTCGTACACGTCGCTTAGCAGCTAAGTGGTCTGTTGAATTGGAACAAGATCTTAAGAACATGAATGGCATTGACATTGACGCAGAACTTACAAACGCGATGTCGTATGAAATTCAAGCTGAAATTGACCGTGAAATGATTGCACGGATGATTCAAGTGTGTCTTAATGCTGGTTCTGAAGCGGACAACAAAGGTGGATATTCCGTTTGGGATGCAAGACAAGCTGATGGTCGCTGGTCTGGAGAACGTGCACGGGATTTCTACAACCGTTTGGTAGTAGAAGCTAACCGTGTTGCAATTCGCAATAGACGTGGTGCAGCTAATTTCATTATTGCAACACCTCGCATTTGTGCAATTCTCGAGACACTACCTAATTTCACCTGGATGCCCGTTAACGGCAACGTTAATACACAACCAGTCGGAATTGCTAAGGTCGGATCTGTTGGAGGCCGTTTCCAAGTCTATAGAGATACTCGTACAGAAGCTCAATTAAACGCAAGTTATACTTCCACAAATAAGAACGGCGGATATGGTACAGCTCGTACAGCACCTCTAGACTATGCATTGCTGGGTTATAAGGGTTCAGAATACTACGATAGTGGTATTGTTTACTGCCCATATATTCCTGTAATGGTACAAAGAACAATTGGTCCTAATGATTTTGCCCCTCGTGTTGGTTTGCTTACTCGATATGGAGTAGTAGATCACATTTTTGGTGCAAATCTCTATTATCATTTGGTTATTTGTAGAGGTCTCGGAGTTGCTGATAGCGACTTCCGTACCGGAGACGTTCGATATCTGTAATAGATACAAC